GGTACATGTGGACTCGGAAAAGCGTTAAGTGATGCTGTTGCCGTTGCTACAGTTGTTGGCGCACCAGTATGTGCAGAAATAGTTGCAGTACCGTCTGTAGTGAATGTAACAGCAGCACCACCAGAGGTCAGGCTAACCTGAAAGTCATTAGCTGTCTTATTAACTACATAATACTGAGTACCTGCTGTAATACCTGTTGGTAATGTCCCTGTAGATGTAAAAGATACACGATCAGTATCAACAAAGCCATGAGCAGTAGCATTAAAGCGTTCTGTTGCATTGGTAGCAGTTACAACTACTGAAAAAGATATAGTAGGCTCAGTTATATACCCACTACCAGCATTTGTAACACTGATAGCATTAATAGCACCACCAGAGATAGTAGCTGTAGCTGTTGCACCTGAACCACTACCACCTGTTATAAACACACGTGGGGCAGCGGCATAACCAACACCAGCAGTAGTAATAGTTATAGATCGTATTGAGTCAGAGACAATAATTGTAGCAGTACCTGTATTATCTACTACCCACCCTGACGTACCATCACACACAAATAAATAGTCCCCAAGGGTAGAGGAGTTACCAAGCACCATACCCACTGGGCCAGTAGAACCTGTTAAGGTAGCCTTTACAGTGGGTGTTACGCCATCCTCTATAAGTTGATTACCAACCACTACATAAAACTTATTATTGAACCAAGCACAACCTCTACCAGCACCAGTACCAAAGTCTTTATAGGTAGTGAGACCCGGCCTCTTATTAAGGAAAATCCGGGTACTCTCGATGGCCTCAACCTTGCGAGTTTCTGGAAAGATATTTACAAATCGTTGGTCCTTGGCAGAGCTAGAACTACGATTAGTTTGTGAGCCAATTAATGGTAGCCTAACATTCTGCTCTCTTCGTTGTTTCTGTTTTGTAGACGCTGCCATTAGGCACCTCCAAACATACCCTGTTGTTGTCGTTGAATCAGCTTACGCTGTAAGTCAAGGGCTAGTTGTTGTTTCTCTTCTTGCGAAGGTTCTTGTGTATTCTGAGCAGAGGGTGAATTATTGTTAATAAAGCCTGATAGTGAGCCACTACGAGCACCCTGCTCTGATCCATGGATAGCTTGGTTCTGATTGAAGAGTGATTGAATCCCCCTACTAGCACCACCACCAAAGATTTTAGAAGCAACATCACCAACAGAGTCTTTCATTAATCCTTGTAGAGAGCCACTAGCTAGATTACCTAAACCGGCACCAGCCGCAGCATACAGTGGATTAACACCCTTACCAGCGGATAGGGCAGCAAGCCCTGCTGAAGTTAATGCACCTGCCCCTTGCCCAAATGTATTAGAGAGATAGGAAGACGGGCTAGAGAAGTCAGCTAAGTCAGCACCAGAGAAACCACCACTAGGCATCTGATCGACACCAGCCATCCCAGCCATATCAGCACCACTCATATTGAGCATCCCACCAAAGATGGATGCAAGACTTCCACCCATATTACCATTAGCTGCACCCTGTGTTGCATCAAAAAAGTAAGAGAAGGGAGCCAATGGAGTCATCTTAAGCAGAGGACCAATTTTATTCATGAAACCTGTAAGGCTACCAGTAACTGGTGCTTTCTTGTAATCCCACGAATCCTCATTAGTCCAGCCGGGAAGTTTCTCGGCATTCTCCTTAGGCACAAACACATCCTGACCTGTGCCCAAAGGTCTTACTAACTTAGCCCAATCGTCCTCACCCTTAAGTTGTCGCCAAAGCTGGCTATTCATATTCTCACGCTTACTATTAATAAGATGAGAATCAGAGAATGGAGAAGCATCCGATCCCGGCCCTAGGTCCATCTTGTATCCTAGTAGCTTGTCATTCATAAGCAGAGGGGTGGAACCATATAGAGTGTTTAATCCTGAGATTAAATCCCCTTGTTTATTATGAGCATGTCCAGAAAGAATATCTGCGTAGGGTGCCCCATAGCCAGATTCATGCCCCGGTGTATTAAGTGTGTTTGGAAAATACCCACCAAGGGTATTTTGTGAACCATTTATTAATTGCCCTAAAGCTTCCCACTCACTCAGAGCACTGCCATACTGCGGACTAATAAAAGGGGCAGTCCTTGGATCAAACTCAGATTCCCCGGTGAAATCATTATAGTAGGGCTTCCATTCAGGATCAAGAGCGTTAATACTATTTTGCCTATTATTATTAGCATAAGCAGAGATAGCATCAGATACAGAACCATAACCAGTACCTAAGGAGTTATTACTTTTATCTAGGATATCATACTTACCCAGTCCTAGGTCTTTTGTGGTATATCCCTTTGTACCAAATTGAGCACCAGAGTAGTCAGTGTCACCATAGGTGTACCACTCTGTACCATGTTTAGCAAGGGGGCCATTGAAGATAGAAGCAATACCAGCATCCACATTCTGATTGGCTGCTAGCTTACGACCAGCACCCATAAACTCAGAGGGTTGTTGTGCTTCTTGTATAATTCCAGAGTTCTGTTCTTGGAAGGCACCGGGATTCTCCATACCAGAGCGAATGGCTAGGTTACGCCTACGCCTATCGCTAAATCCGGCCCGTTGTACTACATCATTAACTTGGTCCAGTTGTGAGGGATCAAAACCTTGTTCATTCACCATGCTCGGAAATCTCTCTGGAAGTACAAACTGCCTTCCTCAGTTCCCATACCCAAAGCAACATCCTTGATCTCCTTAGCTTCTGCACGGAGGGCTTGACGTTGTTCGATGGGCAGACCATACTCAGGGGCAAGGCGAACGGCTAGACCATACTTAAGTGCCTCCAGCCATTCCTGTGGGAAGTCGGGGTTATCTGTTGAAGCTACAAAATCCTCAAATGGTCTTTGGTATATAAATGATACAGTATAGTTGTTAGCTACTGTAGCATCAGGGATGGGAAATAAATGTAAGTCCCCGTAGTTTAACTGTGGATCATAATAGCACTGAATCGGAACACCAACTGATTGTTTATTACCTAGTGTATTATATTCCTGCCTAGTCAAAATACGCATCGGTGTATCAATATTACCAGTAGTATTCCAAGCCTGTGTAATACGTAGAGGTTTAGGGATATCAATAGTTTGACCTGAACCGATACTATAAACACCAGTAGCAGTCAAAGTCATATCATATTCTTCTATACCCCACAATGGCATACCGTCAGCTTCCCAAGCTTTAACCATTAGGTTAAGGGCTTCAGCAGCCTCTGTTACTTGTGTAGCAGTAGGAGTCTCCCCTTGTGCTACAGCACCTATCAGACGTAGAGCACCAGCGATTAGGCCGTCTCTAGTAATATTATAAGTTGAAACTCCACTAGTGCTCATCGTAAATGATCCCTTAAAAATACAAATCCTGCACCAAGAGAAGCACAAGCACCAACCACCCATTTAATAAAAGAGAGAACGCCTTTAGTCTGATTCCACATAATCAGTAGATCAGTAACAGCCGATTTTAATTCTTTTATATCTTCCTTTAAGTCTTGGTACTTGGCTGCCTCTTCTTGGCTGTGTTTCTCTATAGCTTGATCTATGATATGTTGAATGTCTTGCATAAGCTATTCCTCTAGGTAATCGATGGGTAGTTGTTCCCTGTTTCTCTCAATATAGTAACACTCCTGACAATGATTATTATCCCAGAAAAACAGAAAGTCTATAATCTTATATAGGAGTGGATATTGTTCTCGTAATCTCCAAGCCCTAGCAGAAAACATCTCATCAGGTTTACCAAAACCATCTGATAATTTCACCAGTGTGTTTAGAGATTGGTCTAACCCAATGAGAAAGTCTCTCATAACTGATAGGGAGCAGCCCAGACTGCAGTTTGTGCTGCACCAGCAAGGCGCAGAGCTTCACGTAATTCCTCGCGGGTTACCATTGTCGGTGTATTGTCAGCCAGAATCCATACTGTGGTTTCCAGTGGATCAAGTGCGTTAATAGCCCGACTCATGCGCCCTTGGCTTGTTTCATCCCCGTCAAAGGCCTTGCCTGATGCAGTGGTAACAATAATTACATCAACAGTTGCCTGTCGTTGTACCTTAGCTTTAGCCACCATTACCTGTGCAATCTGCTCGTCGCTCTTGCGGGTGTATGTGATGTACGGGCGCTGCGTGGTTTCCCAATCTTCCCCACGGGTGTAGTAATCCGGGTTGTCCTTGGCTTCCTGCGGCGGCTCGTCTGCCTGAATTTCAATCACGCCAAGCTCTGCCCTAATCTCGGCAGTATCGAGGCGGGAACGGCCCTTGTACGGGGCGTTGATATTCACGCGGAGGTTGGTTGCTTGATCTATCCAGATTGTCATTGTTGTTTCTCCTTAGCGCCCAAGGGCGAACTTGCCTGCCACGTCTGCGACGGCGTAGAAAATGTAGGCGGCACCAGAATCGTTGAATCCATAACCAGCACCAGCACGTGGCTTAAATCCGCCGGCTGTAGCATCAAAAAAGTACCCACTGGTTTCTGCGGCAGATGAGCTTGGGATCATGATGTTCTGCATCTGGTTGTAGGTGTCTCTAGTAGTGTCAAAAATCTCCCACTGGTTTACGCCGTCAGTACGCTTAATCAACACGAACTTCGGCTTGAACCCACACTCCACATAAGGCCCATCAGCCGAGCCGTTGCCGGTGTAGCTGCCAACCTTAGAATAGCCGGGTACGGAGTGGAAGCAGAGGGCGACATATTGCACGCCCAGACTATTGACGTTACTGTTCGTCGCCGCCCCATTTACGGAAAAGGTAGTAGAACTTACTACCCCGACATAACCATTGGCAGGTGCCACTTGTGCTGCGGTTGTATTAAGGAATAGCTGATTACCGAACCCAGCCGAAGCATGATAAACAGGCCAAGGTTCCGTATTCCCCCGCGACTTAATGATTACCAAATTTGGGGAGCTACTTAATCCGTGCCCAACGGTGTGGCCAGACACATTGTTACCTGTGTAAGTAACAACACTCTGCCCCGCCAGCACGTTCGCGCTGACTTGCGAACTGATCGAACCTTTGGTGTTGGTGACAGCAGCGCCGCCCATTTTCCAGAGCCAATCGACGTAGGTGTGACCAGTTGCATTGAAGCGATCGTACGCGCCATCCGTACCCAAGCTATAGCCATTGGAACTGAAAGCGGTGACGACGTTGGTTGATCCTGATTCGGCATTTGTCAGGTTGGGGTAGAGTTCTTTTGTCGCACTACTTCCTATCCCGCGAACCGAGTCAGCGATCACATGATTACCACCAGCGCCAAGAGTTCTTGCCTTTATCCATATCAAATCGGCTTGCATGGATAGGGAAGAAATGGTGGCTGCTGCACTCGTACCCGCCCTAGTCACCACATCAAAATGCTTCTCAGGATTCAGAATCGCCGGGTCAGGTAGGTTGCGCTGGCAGAGGGCTTTGAATCCGGTGGGCGGGGTGTAGCGGAAGTAGCCGCCAGCGTCCGAACGCCATGCCGCAGAGGCGTGGAGTGGGGCTTGGCCGAAGTTGGCATTAAACGTACAGTAATTGACTGTGTTGTGAGAGTCTGAAAATGCAGGGAAATATGATCCGGCGGGGATCGACGAAGGCCCATAAGCCAATACGTTATCTATGTATCCAGCCACCGTGTTTGT